GCATGAAACGAATTAAAATAATAAATGGATTGGAAAATCCTAGAACATATCATTTCGAGAGGTAAGTAAATGGAAACTTTATACATAATCAAGCACAAAATGTCTGGAATGGTTGATGACCATGATGGAATTACTAACAATCCAGAAGCTTGGATAGAAGAACGCAACGAAAAAAGAGAGCCAGACGAAGAACCAGAAACTCTTAATGACTTTCACGTTGATGAATTAGATGTATCTTATTATGAAGGAAAAAAAATGGAAACTTTTAAAGTCACAGTAAAAAATATAGGGCATTGGTACGAAACGTGGGAAGTTGAAGCTGAATCAGAAGAAAAAGCCAAAGAAAATTGGCATGATGGAGGATTCATAGAGGCGTATGAACATTGTACTAATGAAACTGTCGTTCAAAAAGAGGTAGAAGAATTATGAGTAAAATAAATGATGAACTAATAGGCGCACAAAATGCTGTTAGAGATGTTGCAGATAAAGCTTTAAAAAGAATTAGCAATACTGATATACTAAGTATTTGTTTTCCGGCAATAGAAAAAATTGTAGGTGATGAGAAGTCTAGGTTTACTGCTGCTGTTGAAAACATTTTACAAGAACAAAATCACCCAGAAAAAAATAATAATTTTGTTAGGCAAGTTGCATACACTTGGTTGATAGATGAAGATAGAAGGGAAGAAGATTTAGAGGAGATGTCTAATAATGAAAACTTATAATGTATTACAGTCCGCAAGTTATGGACAATGGGTTAAGGTAAAAGCTAACAACAAAGAAAAAGCAATAAAAAAAGTAAATGATGGTGATTGGACTGATGAAGATATTGTTTCTTCTGAATTAGTAATTCGTGAAACAACAGGTGATGTAGAGGAGGTTTCTGATGAGTGATAAAGTCGTACCTTTTACAGACCCAAGTAAAATTATACATAGAAGTAAAGTAATTAGAGTTTTATCTAAATATTCTACTGATGAATTTATTGTAGGCAGACCTGATTTGTTTGACGATATAGTAGATTTTGTAAGTGAAACAACTTTTGGTTTTAAATCTGAGTTTAGTACAGAAAGTGAAACAAGATTGTTTTTAATATATGCTTACAGGTTTTTACTAGCCAACAGTATGGACACAATTTCTACAGCCGATTTAGAATTTATGGCTCGTTTAAATAGAGATAAGGAAAAAAATAATGAATAATAAAAAAGCTAAAAAACTTAGAAAAAAATCTAGAGAACTTTGCATATCTTGGATACAAAGTCTTTTACCTGATGAGGATAAACCAAAGGTGACTCTAGAAACTTATAAGAGTTTAATGCCTGACGAGAATGAGAAATACATTTATGCTAACAACAGGCTAATGCTTTCTGCATATACTGAAAGGTGGTTTTATAAAAATTTAAAACATATATTAAAGAAAAATAAAAATAAAACATTAAATAATATTTCTTTAAAAGATTTTGAACAACAAGAAATCAACATGAATTTTAATACATAAATAAGCGTATGATTGTATTGACACGAGGACTCTGACTGTGATACAATATATGCCAGTTTTAGTTGGGAGTGCGCCTTTGTAAAATCCTTTACATTTGTGTCGGCATTGTTTTGTCAAGCTGAGTGAGTGAGAAAGAAAAGGTTAAGGATAAAAGTAAATGAGAACTAGACCACCATGCACTAACTAATCAAAGCAGTTGGTAGTCTGCTATATTAAAACTACCACAAAATAATCCTTGCATTGTATTGTTTATTGTGATATAATGCATTCAATTTAAACCATTAGTTATAGGAGTATGATATGGTAGAAACAGGAATAGCTTATTGGGCTAGTGTCACATCTGCAAACACAACATTTGAACCTGTGTATTGTGTAGAGTTGGTCGTGCCTGATGATAGAGCTAAATATTGGTCTGATAAAGGCTATAAAGTTAAAGACTTACATATGAAAAATGCTTCAGGAGAACCTGAGTATATTGGTAAAGCTTTATCTATTAAAAGAAAAGCATACGATGGTAAAGGTCAAGCAAGACCAGCACCTCGTTTGTACGATTCTAACAAAGAACCTTTAAACGAGTTGGTAGGAAACGGCTCTGAGGTGAATGTACAATTCAATCCTTGGGAAGTAGATAATAACTTTGGACATTTTAAAGGCATGGATTTTCAAGCTATGCAAGTGTTAAAGTTAGTTAGACCTAACAGTAGAACAGAAGATGGTTCTGAAATAAGTCCTTATGGAGATGGAGAGGAATTTTAATATGGAAATAGTTTTAAATAAACCAAACGAACCTGACACTTTTGTCTACGAAACAACTAAAATTGAAGACGAAAAAAAACAAACAGTTGTTAATACACTTGTTAGTAAAGTCGGAACGATAGAAGTTTTAATAGAAGCTTTATCTATTGCTAGTCAAGTCCAAAGAAATTCTTTGGAAAATGCTTTACAGGAATGCGAAGAAGCAGTAGTTAAAATTAAATCTAATAAACCTGCAGAGGAGGAGGCTTTAGATGAAGCACCAGTAGAAGAATCCTCTGAAGATTAAGCTAAATTATTTAGCTTTTGGGCTTATGTAGAAAACTTTTCTCCTGTGTTTTACTCTCTACATAAGCCTTTTTCTATAGGAGAATACAATGGAGAATACTTTGAAATTTATTAAGCACAGATTACCTTGCCCCTCATGCGACAGTAGTGATGCCGTTTCTATGAATGAAAATGGTTCAGCTAAATGTTTTAGTTGTGGTAAATTTTTTCACGATTATGATTCAGGAGATACAGGAATGACATACACACCTAATAAAATTATACAACAAGCAAACGATTCACAATTCTCTGCTCTTTCTGATAGAAGAATATCTTTAGAAACAGCTAAAAAGTTTGGCGTTAAAGTTGTCTTTGACAGTCAAGGAAGAATTGCACAACATAAATATCCTTATTATAATAACAATGAATTGTCAGGATATAAAATAAGATATACTGAAAATAAAAACTTTTCATGCGAAGGCGATATTAAAAATACATCTTTGTTTGGTCAAAATTTATTTAAAGGTGGTGGAAAATATTTGACAATCGTTGAAGGTGAATGCGATGCGATGGCAGGATATGAATTATTAGGCAGTAAATGGGCTGTTGTAAGTGTTAGGACAGGCGCACAAGGCGCAGTCAAAGATGTAAAAGAAAACATAGAGTATATTGAAAGTTTTGATAATGTTGTTATTTGTTTTGACAATGATAAGCAAGGCAGAGAAGCTGCAAAAAAGGTAGCAAGTATTCTTAAACCTAGAAAAGCTAGGATTATGCAACTGCCCACAGGATTTAAAGATGCAAATGATATGCTTAAACAAACCAAGTACGAAGATTTTGTAAGTTCTTGGTGGGGTGCAAAAATATATACGCCTAGTGGTATCATTCGTGTTTCTGAAAAGCAAAAAGATTTTTTAGACAGAGAGCATACAGATAGTGTTCCCTTTGAATGGGAAGGTTTAAACAAAAAGATAGTAGGGCTTAGACAAAAAGAATTACTTACTTTAACAGGTGGTACTGGTCTTGGTAAATCCTCAGTCACTAGAGAACTAGAGCATTGGCTTATTAATAATACAAAAGATAACGTAGGCATCATTGCTTTAGAAGAAGACTGGAGAAGAACAGTCGATGGTATTTTATCTATAGAAGCTAATCAAAGATTATATATGGATGAAGTTCGCAATGAAATGTCTGAAGATAAATTAAATAATATGTTTCAGAAAGTATTTTCAACCGATAGAGTATTTATTCATTCTCACTTTGGCACAAACGATATTGATGATATATTTTCTAAGCTAAGATATTTAATTGTTGGTTGCGATTGTCGTTGGGTAGTCATTGACCATCTTCATATGCTTGTATCCTCTATGACAGAGGGAGATGAACGCAGAGCAATAGATAATATTATGACAAGAATTAGAAGTATTGTAGAAGAAACAGGCGCAGGAATTATTCTTGTATCACACCTTAGAAAAATACAGGGGGATAAAGGACACGAGAATGGAGTAAGTGTTAGTCTTTCTCACCTTAGAGGTTCAAATAGTATTGCTCAATTATCCGATACTGTTATTGCTTTGGAAAGAAATCAACAGGCAGAAGATGATTTAGAATCTAGAACAACTAAGCTAAGAGTTTTAAAATGTAGATATACAGGTGATGTAGGAATGGCTACTGCTCTTACCTATGACAAAGAAACAGGTAGATTGTCTGAAATAAATCATGACGAACTATTTAATTTTAACGAAGAAGAGATACCATTTTGAGGGAGAGATATGGAATTAGTATTTGATATAGAGACAGACGATTTAGATGCCTCGCAAATAAATTGTATTGTTGCAATTGACGAGGAAAATATTGTATATAGTTTTGATATTATAGATGACAATATTAATGAAGGAATATCTTTATTATCTAAAGCTGATAAACTTATTGGACACAATATACTTGGGTTTGATATTCCTGTTATACATAAATTAACAGGGGTAGATTTATATGATGAGGATAAAATTATAGATACATTGGTTTTATCTAGATTGTTTTCACCTACAAGAGAAGGTGGACATAGCTTGGGTAAATGGGGAATTAAACTTGGACTACCAAAATCTGAAAAGCCTGAAGACTTTAAAAAATATGACAAAGAAGTTTTAAAATATTGCATCAATGATGTTAAGGTAAACAAAAGATTATTTAATCATTTAAAAAATGAAGCCGTTGGATTCT